CTTTAGGCTTGACATTAATTAAGTCTAAGGCTTAATATTCAATCACCAAGACGCACTACGAACCACCAAGGCAGGACGCCCACGAAGTAGCCGCCGACGGCATACGAACAGTCGGATGAGGTGGAGAGATTAACGCGCATCAGGTGTAAACGTTCCGCTGGCCGGCGATAAGGCAAACGAGGGTGAGAATGATTGATTTCGCACGCAAACCAGGACGGCAGCAGGCCGTTAAATTGAACTTCTTTGAGGTGATTCTTCGCCGCTTGTGCTACCTGCTGGCGCAAAAGGGGAATCCAGATGTGTAACGCCACGAAATGCGGGTACTGCGGTAAACCGGTAAAACCGGAGGAAGTAGTCAAAAGTACCCTTCTCTATCGCAACGGCTCACAGCTGGCGCGCAAAGAAAAAGAATACTGCTCTGAACGTTGTGCTTCGTACGACCAGATGGCCCACGAAAGCTAACGTAAAAGCCGCGCAAGGCGGCCTGTACGCCCGGTGACACCGACCAAAGTTCCACCGGATTTTTTACCAAACCAAAACAACACCCAATGGGCGCTATCTCTGGCCCGGGGATCTTACATCCAAAAAAGAGGATCTCACATGGAATTTTTCTATGTAGTTAAGGCTACGCAGAAATCCGGCAAAGAAGATGCCGTAATCTGGTTCACTGCTAAATCAGAAGCCCGCGCGAACTTACAGCTTGATGTAGAGCTGGAAGATGGCGGCATTGAAACTGGCCGTGGCAAGGACTATCAGAAGCCGGTTCGTACCGATTTCCCGGTATATAACGACCTTCCTGATGAAGGCACCGTGGATTATTCATGGTGTAAACGCTATGAACTGGACGAAGACCAGCGTACCTGGAAAATTAAACTGCTGGCGGGTGACGCGCAGCATCATGATGCCGGCAAGTCTGAAGTTGCGGCTAGCGAAGGCAACAGTACAGAGGAAGTAAAACCAGCATTACTCCGCCCGGTATCGCGCCTGCGCCTCCCGCAACGCCTCATCGGACACCTGATTAATGACACTGAAGAAAAGGAAATCAGCGAAGAGCAGCACATCCAGATCGGGCAGATGGAAAGCGATGATAGCAACCAGTATGTGCAGAATATGGTACTGGCAGCATCTAACGTTCCTGATATCAAGGAGCTTTCCGCCCATGTTGAGTGGAATCTTGTGAGTGCAATTAAACAAGTGTTCCAGCGCGATCAGGTTTATACCGTCAGTTCATTCGAAGAGTTTATGGCTGAATGGGTCAGCGCGCCTGAAAACAGAACCCTCACCACTCACAAATGGCTTTTTGATAAACAACCAGAGGTTGTTGTTAAGGATGAAAGCGTCCCTTCTACAACTACGCCTGCACTGATTACCGTGGCAACCCTCCCCCTGCGCCAGCGCATTCTTGCCCAATTTATTTCTGATGAATATGCATATCACATCGATGCAGAACAGAAGAAAACCATCCAGGAACTCGAA